AGAGGGTCTTTAGCATTAAACGGAGTCCCAGACCAAATAATTTTACGTTTATTAGGATGTAACGCATAATCAATGGCAGCATAGACGGTGTTTTCAACATTCTCAATAATTGTCGCGGACCTAGCATCATCATCTCCTAATAGATCATCAAGTACTGCAAGTTGAGGTCTCGTATTCAATTCAACTGTACCACGAACACCTGTCTTTGCTCCATGACCAGTAACAACAAATTCCTTACCTTCAGCATTTTTAAAATACCATCTGATATCAGTAAATCTGGAAGTAGTAATATACCTTCTTAAAAATTCACTGTTCTCACAACGTCTTTCCATACGAAGTCGCATTTTCTTTACGCCATTTTCAATACTATCTGAAAGATATAAAGCATAGTTCACTTCACCAAATCCCGGAATTGCCCCATAAACAGCTAGATATAAAAACAAATACTCAGCAAAGATAGTTGTCTTAGCTAATCCCCGCGCACACATATTAGCCGTATTCTCATTTTTACCTGCTATTTTATCGAGCATTTTATAATGGATTATAGGAGTCTTATTTTCTTCTCCTTTCTCACCATTAACTAATTTAATAAACGATATAAATTCCAAGGCAAATTCACTTGGTACATAAGCGGGATCATCGTTATAGTCAATGTCATTAAGCCATTGATCTACCGTTTTCTTAACTAGGGACATTCCTCACCTCACGTTTACCCAAATGGGGTATCGAACCAACCCATCATTATCGTAATCAGGATGTTATTGGTTAACAGAGTTAATGTATTAATCGCTATCATCCAAACTAACCATTTTAAAATTACTGGATTAACCATATTATTCCTTTGTATTATTTATTATTAAGGATGTCCATGTAACTTGAGTTATTAATATATCATCGACATATGCTTTACCAGAAAATTTAGCATATTTAGATAAGTTAGTAGTGATATTTATATCAAATTTTATTTGATCCCCAGGAAGTGCAGGTTTAATGAATTTAACCTTATCTACCGTAGCTACATAAACTAATTGTCCTTTATCTAGATTGGCACAACCAAATAGTAGTCCCCCAGATTGAAACATTCCCTCTAGTATAAGTACTCCTGGCATAATAGGAAAATCGGGGAAATGCCCACTAAAATAAGGTTCGTTATGTGATACATTTTTTAAAGTAATTATATTTGTATCAGTTTTACTTATAACCTTATCCACCATAAGAAACGGGTATTTATGCGGAAGTACCTTAAGTATGTCTGAAACGTTATTCTTCATCAACTACCTCATATGTTGTTTCTAGAGGTATAACTTTTTTAGCTAGTATTTCACTATGCGCTATCTCCTTAGCACTGGATTGACCATTTAGGATCATTTTTAATTGCTGCTGAGCAAGAGCTCTAGTAGTTGCTCGAAGTTCTTCTACCAGATCATTACTATAACCAATGTCAATTTCTAATTTTGCAGCGGTCGGAGCTGTTAGATTAGAAATCAAGCTTTCAGCTGCCTTCTGCCTTACTAGTTCTGATTTAGCAGTACGCATTAATTCCGCTTGTGTGTTAATAGCTTCCTGGTATACACCGGCATTTAATATATGCGTAGGTACAAGAGTCTGTTCCAGAATCTTCGTAACTAAAGCGTTATTTCCATAGTTATCTGCAAAGCTAGCAATATAGCTAGAAGAAGCCCCTTTATCGATTAAGTTCTGATAACGATCCGGAAAAACCTTACTATAAGCAGTAGAAGCCTTATCTCCCATTAGCTTCAAAGAAGTAAACTTAATAGCGTGTATATACGCAGCTAACGAGTATCTTCCAGTAGCTAAGACAGAACTGTATGTTAACGTGTTATCACGGAATACTCTTCGTAACTCTGAATCTGGCTCAGAATTGATCATATCTACGATGTCATCTGTTAAGTGCTTTCTAAACCGTTTATCCGGCAAAGCGCCCGCTAACTGATCTTTAGTCAAGTGGTCAGTAGTTTCAATATCAGTATTAAGATCAGGTAAATTAGTTAATTGCATTAGAAACCTCATTCCATTTAGTAATTAATTCATCATGAGACGCCCCATCGGAATAGCACATATGAGGACAAACCATCCATTTTTTTGTATCTAATTGAACTAAAACGTTATTTTTCTCTAGTTCATTCCAATACTTGTCCCAAGTCCGATAATCCTTAATCCAGCTGACGGCATTTATAAACTCCTCTTTATCTATCTCATTGTTTTTATTAGATAATATAGTAAGTGGGAGCAATAAAGCACACGCCGTACGCGATAGGGTGTTATTTCCTACTATTTCCAGATTTATGTTTTTATAGTACTTGTATTCACAATTTATGTTTTTACTCATAAAGGTATATGTCTGAATGTTAAACTTATCCTACGTCCTGATGGTGCACTTACTGAATGCTTGTACTTATTCTGGAAGTTGCCTTCAGGCATCAGGTAACAACTTCCATCTGTTAGTTTAATCTTAAAATATTTACTACGATCATTCCTAGCTATAGTAGCAACTGCCGTTTCTCCTAAGCTAATAGTTGCTACAGCACCTACAATTCCGTTGTACATGTAGATTGCTTCATCATCTGAGTGAAGTGCTAGACCCTTATTAGTATATAAATTAACTAATAAACTATTGAAATAGTTATTAGGAAACACTAACTGGTCTTCTATATCTCTAGCAATGTTTTGAAATAAGACAGGCATTTGCTGAGCTTCGTGCCTTAAATCTGTATACGCGTATTCAGCACAACCAAATGCTTGTTCTTCATCTCGATTAGTTGATACATCTACAGGACCATACCAAGTAGCTATGTGGTTACGATTGGTATGAAAAATATACCCAAGTTCCCGATTTTTTCCTCCCCAATCAGCTCTTTCTCCCAGTTTACCCATTAATTTTTGCCAGGTTTCAGGAGCATACTTCTGTAACCATGTTGCTTTTTGTTTTCTAGTCATACTGCCTGCTGCTTTGGTATTACCTCGGCTGATTTTTTCCTGTTTTACAACTGAGTCCCAAAGACTATCAAAGTCTCGTAAAACAGGGTGTTCTTCGTTATTAATAAATCCTAAGATTATTTCCTGGTCATCTATAAATATGATCTCATCATTAAGCATTCTATTTCTCCTCTTTTCTCCATTGCGTAAGCTGAAGGTACATTAAATGATTTTTTCTTTTTTGCATTTTCCGTAACTTAGCTTGATAAACGTGATGCACTGAAGGAGATCTAATAACACTTGTTACTAGTGACATAACAAACAAAGGCCACAATCCAGTTAGATACGTCTTAAGAGTCATTTAACACTTTTTTACTAATTAAACGCATTCTTATAATAATTATAGTCCAACGACAAAATTTCCAAATAGTTTCAAAAAAATATTTTGGATAGAAAACAAGAGGCGACTCAATTGGTAAAGTAGGTCGCCTATCTTTACGTGATTTACGGCGGAAAACCCCACCTTTGGTAGGATGAATTTTTTCAATACCAATACAACCTTTAAACATAGTAATTAGGGTAACCAGATCTAGTATCTTACTGGAACTTGTACCAGATATCATCGTCCGTTTTAAAATAGTTTCGGTATGTTCATACGTGTAGTAGGCTTCCCAAGCTTTATAATAAGTTTCTTCCCAATTTACTTTTGACATTTTAGGATGTGCAGTAACTGCATGATTTAAATCATATATGTTTAAATCTTCATCCATGGCAACTCCAGCAGTATGTAGCTTTTCATGATCTTTTGAACCAGGAAGAGGCGTAAGACAAAGAAACGAGATTAGATCCATAGGGAGTTCTTTCTTAATAATGTCGATATCTTGTAAGATTGATTCTTGAGTATCATTGGGGAAACCTAAAATATAACCGCAAGAAGTTATAATCCCCGCCTTATCCAAAGCAAGCAACATTTTGCGATAATCAGAAATTTTATTCTGCCGCTTATCGACACTTAAAAGAGCATCAGAATTAATATTTTCTAAACCGATAAAAACCTGTGTGACACCTGCGCGTCTTGATTTTTCAATAAACCCTGGCAATTTATAGGCAAGAGTATCAATCATAAAGGAAAACTCGATTTTTAATTTATGAACTTCACGTAACTCAATAAGCTTATCTAAAATACTTTCCCAATTGCTATTTCGTGCAAAATCATCGTCAGAGATAAAAAATAAATTTAAGCCCTGTCTGACGTTGAAGCGGATTATACGTTCGATACTTTCGACTGACCTGTTTCTTGATTTATGCCCTTGAACATTTATAATCGTGCAGAACGAGCAAGTGAAAGGGCAACCACGCCCAGCATCAAAACTAGCCGTTAAGCCTGCTGTCAGACGAGCTCTTTCTGCCGGAATGAATGGTATTGCAGTATTGCTGATATCAGGCAAATCGTCTAAAAAATTGTAAATTGGTTCAAGTTTGTCATTAGCTGCATCAATTAAAACTTGTCCGAGTCGACCTTCGACTTCGCCTGAAAAAATTGAAACACCAATGTCCAGGGCCTCTTGCATGTAGACATCGGGCTCCTTAATCATTGACATCACTCCTGATACATGAAAACCCCCAATAGCTACTTTAATGCCCATTGCTCGTAATGGTGCAGCAATATCTAATGAACGGGGAAATTGACTTGATTGTACGCCAACAAGCATAAGCATTCCGTCATCTGCACTTTCTATTAGAGAAGCAATTTTACCCGTATTAATGTGAGTATTTGTTTCATCAAATACATGAATTTCTAACTTAACATTTTCTCCTAATATCCTATTCCTCCTACATTCAGTAGCTAAACCATAAAGACAAGCCAGTGAATTTGCTGGCAGCCAAGACCTAAACCATTGAATTACATAACCATCATCGTCATAATGTGAGGGTGCCACCAAGATAAGGCTGAATGTTTTCATTTAGTTCTAAGTCCCTTACTAGTCTGAGTATCCCACATATGTTTAATTATGAAGTACTGCCTGTCGTTTCCGTTAAACATAACATCTGGGTTAAGCATATATTCTTTCTTAGTGAATTTCCTAATAAAATCACACTTCTTCAGGGCCCTCAGCCCACGATGGAAATCATGAAGTGTTATTCCTGACTTCTCACATATCGTCTTAGGAGTTCCTACTACCATATTTATACGATTAATTTGATACATTACCTTCAGTAAAACCAGCGCCGCGTCACTTGGTAACTTATTATTAGCTAAAAGCGCGGCAGACTGGGTGCCCAGTTGAAATTTATTAAACATTGACTCTCTTTCCTTTTCTGGTATATGCTGCTATTGTTTAGTCTCCTCCTCCAAGGAGCGAAAAGCCTGTTCGTCATCCTTCTCCTCGTGATGTTCAGGCTTTTCTTGACTCTT